GTCAATTTCAATTGAGTAAGTTACTGTGGTATTACCGGCAGCCACATAAGCATCGATAAATCCTTTAAATCCAGTAACCGTTTCACCCGTACTGGTTGTACTTCTAAAGATATTTCTTGAGCAGCGTTTTCAGTATCCCAATTGAAATCTCCGAAATCTGCTGAAGTAATTAATGCTCCTTTAACGATCCATTCAGATACTATATCACCTACTGGTCCTAGTACGTTTAATGTTAGATCTTTTTTATAGAAATCACTATATCCATCTCTACCTGTTACTGATTCGTGGTGTAATCTTACCCACTCCATTACTGCTTGAGCTCCTGAAGGTGTAATTGGATCAAATAACGTCATTGAAATTGGATTCCATGTTGATTTACCTTTTACAAATCTTTGAACATTGATATGATTTAAAGCTACTGTACCTTGTGTTAGTGTTACAGCTCCCATACCCTTAATCTGGTAAGATGGGATTCCATCTACATAAAGAATAAATCTATTCTTTTGTTTTGGCTCAAAAGCTGTGAAAAATATTTCGTTTGGGTCTAATACTGCCATTTTATTATTTTATTTATTTTATTATAAATATTCTGTTTTTTAATTTTTATGATGGAAATGTTGCTCCAGTTGGTAAAACATTGAAATCTAGTAATATAAATTCTGCTGTTTTAGTTGGTTGTAGGTAAATTTGGCCTACTAGCTCGTTTCTATCGATTACATCTGCTGTGTTATTTGTAGCATCCATTACAACTTTAAACGCGTATAATCCTTGTCTTTGTTGTACTGATTCTAAGTATGGGTTAACTTGTGCTAAGAAATTATTTCTTGTGCTTATTGAATTTTGTTCAAATACTAAGTTATCTGATACTTGTACTATGTAGGATTTTAATGCTATTAATAATCTTCTAACATTTACTCTATCTAAAGCACTTGCTCTTTTCTGTAATGTTTTCTGTCCAAATACTACAACTCCACTTCCTGGGAATGTTGCAATTGGGTTAACATTTGCTTCATATAAATTATCTCTGTTACCTGATGTTAATTTTCTTTCTGCTTTAACTACGTTACCTAGCGCGCCTCTAATTAAACCTGCTGGTGCGAACCATGGGTCCGAAGAAGCATCTGTGAATGCGTATACACCTGGTATAAACACAGAAGGTGGCGACCAAACATATTGTGCATTTGCATCAATTGATTGTAGCCAAGGCCAATATGTAGCTGCATATGAACTATCAAATGCTGACGCTTGTGTTACTACAGTATTTACTGTACTGTTATAAGGCACTAAATCAACTACTGCTATACAATCAGTTCTTGATTGAGCTAATGCTACCATTTGAGATACTACTGAAGAGTGATCAGATAATGAATTAATTAATCCAGGAGCTGATATTACATTAAAGCTGTAAGCATCGGTGTTTGATAATAGATTTAATGATTGTGTATATTCTGCTGCAACTAACCCTTGAATGTTAGTATTCGTGATATTTTCATTAAATTTAACGGGTGAATTGTCACTGTTAATGTTTGTACCATTTCCACCTTGGAATGAACCTGATCCTAATACTGGTATACTTGAGAAGAATGCTGATTTAGCTGCTCCATTATTATCAAAGTATTGAGGTGTTGGAGAATCAACTGAACTTACATAAACATAAGCACTGCTGTTTGGATATTCACCATTTGATTTTACATAATAATCAACACCATCTTGTTCTACTGAGTAATAAGTATTACCAATAACTTTTGCTACATAATTTGCAGCTGTTGGGTCCATTGATAAATTGTTATATTGTTCTAATACTGCTTTTTGAGTAGTTGTGTCATTACCACGTCTAATTGATAATGAAAATTGTCCAGATCCTGTATTAGCACCTGTTATTTCCCATCTTACATTGTTTCTAGTACCATTTGATAAAGTACCATTTGCTCCATCAACACCTGCTTGGTAGTTATTACTAACTTCACCTTCTGAGATTGTTGATAATTTAAATGCTGCATTTCCTTCTATATCAGAAGTTTTAAGAGTAACTTTAAGATCTTGAGAACCACCAGTTACTG